GATGAAAACGACGTTGTCAAGAAGACTTTCGACAACATCGCCGGCACGAACGACAGCACCGCAACGACCAGCCAATGGATTCCTTCTGGCGTGCCGCCGACCTACATCAGCGCCACGTCCTTCAGCGTGCCAGGCGACCAGACCAGCGAATTCCACATTGGCCGCCGCGAGCAGTTCACGACTGGCGCGGGCACGCTCTATGGCACGATCACCGGCAGCGTCTACAACGGCACCACTCTGACCACCGTCACGGTACAGATGGACTCTGGCGCGCTCGACAACGGGCTCACCGTCGTCAATCACTCGATCCTGCGCGCGGACAACATTGCAACGCCGGCCACCATGAAACTGGCCTATTCCGGCCACGTCGGCCTGAGCGGTGCAAACGACGCCACCACGCCGAACAGCAAGTTCTCCATCACCACTATCGCCACCACCTACCGCAATGCGCAAGGCGGCACGCTCACTTTGAAATCCGGGGCAACGCTGACCGGCGACATCACTGTGGCAGGCCCAGCAGCAAATGGCCGCGACCAGGCCGCAGCGTTTTCGGCAAATGACAAGGTCAACCTCTACAAGATCTACAACGGCGCCACGGAAGCACTGATTTTCAGCCTGGCCGCGCCATCTGTCGGGCCAGCACTGCCGACCGGCTACACCTATGTGAGCTACGCCGGCACCGTCGTGCTTGATGGCAGCGTGAACCTGCGCCGCATGTACATGGCCGACGACGCCATGTATTTCGAAACGCAGCTTGTGACCCTGGCCGCATCCGGCTCTGCTGCATCACAGGCAGTCTCTCATGCGACCTATGTGCCGACGTTCGCTGTGAAGGTGATGATCGACAGCTACGGCTTGGTCACCACTTCGGCCGCGACGACGGCGGTTCACTTCATCAGGTTGTCTTCGACTGGTGGCAACTGGAAGGTCGATCAAGTCGCCACGGAAAACGCTGGTACTGGCTATGGCTCCTACAGCAACGTTATGACCGTGCCGAATCTGGCATCACAGTCGATCTACACGGGCTGGGTCAGCAATGCAGCCGTGTCAACCGTATCGAGCACGCTGGCCGTGCTGGGCTTCACCGTCCCGAATGGAGCAGTCTGATATGGACACCGAAATGACAACCGAGCAGGAAGTGCCGAAGCGCTCATTCCGCGACAAGGTCACGGGCGTGCTCTCCTGGTGGGGATTCGTGATCGGTGATTATCCGCAGTGGAATGACCGTATCGAGGACGTGAATTTCGACCTGACGCCGGGAGAATGGCGTTTCGATGAAGACCTGCAGCAGTGGGTCCCCTACCCGTGAGACATATGGCCGACGAACAAGAAATGATCGTGCGCATGACCAGGATGGAAACCATGATGGACGGTTTCCGCGAAGGCCAAGCCGACATCAAGGACATGCTGCGGCGGTTCCTGGCCACTCAGGAGATCGTCACGCAGCATGGAGAGGCCATCAAGGCACTGCTGGACAGCGATCAGCGCATGGTCCTGCGCATGGACTCGCACTCTCAGTGGCAGACGCAGCATGAAGAGGCGACGGACCGGGCTATTGACAAGATCGACCTGAAATTTGACACGAAAATCGATGAGGTCTGGAAAAGCCAGCGCGCCGGCTTCACCGAGATTGCGACGTTCCAGAACCGGCTGCGCGGTGGCATGGCTGTTGCGTACGCGCTGCTGGGGCTGATGGGCAGCGCTGGCATGATTGGCGGCACGTGGCTGATCAACACCGTGAACAAGGCCGAGCAGATCAACCTGGTGCAGGCTCAGGAGCTTTCCGAGCTGCGCCGCATGGTGACCAAGGAGGGAAGATGAATCTCAGCGAACACTTCACCCAGGCCGAGTTGACACTTTCGGAGACTGCGGCGCGTCGAGGAATTGATAACACGCCGGACGCGTTCACTTTGGCGAATCTCAAGAAGCTGGCGGGCGAACTGGAGAAAGTACGGGCTCTTGTTGGGCGCCCGATCAATGTCACCAGCGGATATCGATCCCCGGCCCTGAACAAGGCTATCGGTGGGGCCCTCAACAGTGCCCACATGCAGGGCCTGGCGGCCGACGTCAACGTGAACGGCTACACCCCGCGACAGCTGGCGCTGAAGATCCGCGATAGCGATCTGATGTTTGACCAGCTGATCCTCGAGTATGACAACTGGGTGCATTTCGGCCTATCCCTTGGCGCGCCGCGTCGAGAACTGCTGACCATCCGGAACGGTACCGGATATATGAAAGGAATCGTCTGATGTGGCCTACACTCATCCCCCTGATCGGCAACCTGCTGGACAAGCTCTTTCCCGACCCAAAGGCAGCAGAGGATGCCAAGCTGAAGGTAATGCAGATGGCGCAGACCGGCGAGCTGGCGCAGCTCGATGCGGACCTCAAGATGGCCCAGGGCCAGATGGAAATCAACAAGGTCGAGGCGGCCAATCCGAGCATCTTCGTGTCTGGCTGGCGCCCGTTCGTCGGCTGGATCTGCGGCGCCGCGTTCGCGTTCAAGTTCATCGGCGGCCCCATGCTGGTCCTGGTGGCTGGCTACTTCGGCCATACCGTGACGCTGCCGCAGATGGACTATTCCGAGATGAGCACGATCCTGCTCGGCATGCTGGGCATCGGTGCGCTGCGTACCGTGGAGAAGGTAAAGGGCGTTGCTTGAACGGAAATAAAAAAGCGGCTCTACCGATTGGTGAGCCGCTTTTATGTTCCCGAAAAACCTTTTTTAAGTTCCCGGAAAATTCAGGTGAAGGCCTGAAAGCCTTATGTATTCTGGGGTGGCTGATGGGACTCGAACCCACGACGACAGGAATCACAATCCTGTTGTTGAACATAAGAAAATCAACAACTTGGCATAAATTGCGGGAACATGCGCATTCTGCAAAACCGCATACCGCCGCGCTTGTTTACGGCATGTTCCCGGAAAATCATCCTTTGATCGGCGTCGCTTTTGACCGCTTCACGGTGCGCCGGTCGTAGACCTTCGCCACCATTCTGCCGTCGGCGTGGCCGCTTGCCTCACCGGTGCGCGTGGTCTCATCGTTGGAGTCCAGGCGGTCTGTGATCGACGTCGGCCGCATGTTGGCCAGGGTGAACCGCTCGAACGTCTTGCCTTCCTCCTTGGCCAGTTCCTCGCAGTAGACCATCAGGCGCGTCCAGATCGTATTCCAGCCGCTGCGGGTGTATGGCTGGCCTTCGGCATTGCCGAAAAGGTAGATGCTCGCGGTGCGCTGCAGCGTCTTGGCCTCATCAATCACGGCGCGCAACCCAGGAGACCACTCGATCAGTTTGTGTTTATGGGCGTGGCCTGCCTTGCGTTTGCCCACGGCGATGCGCAGCCCTTCCGGCGACTCGCTTTGCCGCGTCATCATGCGCATCTCGGTAGGTCGGCTGACGGTCAGATAGGCGGCCATGACGCACAGCGCGCAGACCAGATAACTGCCGCCCCTGCGTCTGGCTTCCGCCATGGCAAACTCCACATGGGCCCACTCCACGAACTTGGTGCTGGGCCGCGTCTTGTTGTAGCGGATGTCGCGGCATGGGTTCACTTCGAGCTGGCCCAGCCGCCGGCCATACTCCAAGATCGCCGACAGCAGGGCGATTTCCTTGTTGGCCTTGGCCGGTGCCCCCTGCGCAGCGCGCGCGGCCAGGTAGCCATAGACATCCTTGGGGCGGATGTCCTGCGGCGCCATCAGGCCAAACACCTTTTCCAGATTCTTCTTCTCGCGCTTGTTCTCGATCAGTGTTCCTTCGGCCTTCCGGTCCTCACTGTCGCGCGGCATCTTGTCCTGCCAGCGGAAATAGGCGGTGATGAGCGCGCCCACGGTGCCGGGCGCGGCCGCATGCCCATTCAGGATTTCGGCTCGGCCAATGGCATCCTTGCGCACGGCGGCCACCTCAGCGGCATTGTTGGCGCGCGCGGTGAGGCTGAATGCCAGCTTGCCGCCGGGCAGCTTGTAGAAGTAACGGACCTTGAACTTTCCCTTGGTCACATACAGGCGGAACGGCAGGCCGTCCGGAGTCTTGCGGCGGCCGATCATGCCAGCAGCGCCGCAAAGTTCGGCTCGACGCGTTGCTCGGCCTGCGCCACATCCACAGAAGCGCCAGCCAGGCGCGCGTCGTGATAGGCACGCGATACCAATGGGAAACCAACGCGGTTGCATTCGTATGGCCAATTATTACGATCCAGCCAGCGGCGCATGCATGCTTTGCTACCTGGCAGACACCCTACAAGTGAAGCCAACTCATGTGCGTCCAAGTAATTACTTTTCATCATCATCTCCCGGCCACCGCTTCCTCTCCCTTGCGCTCCTGCGCTCGTCTCGTCGGGGGCGCTTGCTCATGCTGGCACCTCGTTCCATTCACGCCCACCAAGCAGCCGACCAGCAGCTTTCTTGCCGACATTGCAAACAGAAGTATCAGGGTCAAAGTTATGCCACACACGCCCTTTTATTCCAGGCTCGTTGCATTGCAGGTCATGACGAGGCGCCCATTCTCCCCATTGCTTGAACAGGAACGGCACGCCAGCAGCAGTACACTGGTCACGCAGACTACGCGCCCACTCCGGGTGCATTGGTCGCGCGCCGGGGCCGCTTTCTCCGCCGACAATCACCCAGTCAATCATGCTGATCATTGGGCGGTACCAGCGCAGCATGCGTTCGCCGGGCAAGTTGGCGCGCAAGTCCACCGGCCCCAGCAGCGGCTCCATCGACAAGAACCGCTTCGCAGCTGGAACTGCCAGCAGCTTGGGGATATCTCGGTCGGCCTCTTCCTGATTGACGATAGTTGCGCCAAGCCACGCGTTTGGGTGCTTCTCAAACCAGCCTTCCGGCACCATCGCCAGTACGTTGCCGATACGCTTGGTCAGCAGTAGCCAATCAAGATTGGGGGTGGCTTCGATCAGGCCCAGAAGATCGGAGCGCCATCCAAGGCCAACAGCGTTGTCGAACACGTCAGCCAAGCTGGCGCAGAAAACACGCTGGCGACGGCCGTACTGCACGAAGAACTCATCGGCGGCGGCATTCCAGGCCAGCGGCTTGCGCCAGTTCGAAGCGGACGTGCGGCGGCGAGGCGCGCCAGGCCCCCAGTTGATGGCATGGCCACCGGCAAAGCGGGCGTTACGGGTCTCTGCATAGCAGCGATCGCAGCCGGGTCCGACCTTCTGACAACCTTCCCACGGGTTGAACGTGTGGTCTGCCCATTCGATTTTTGTGTTTTCGCTCATGCTCTATCCTTTCTATCGGGGATGGTCAGACGCTGCAAAACTTGACGACTGTCATCGGATTTCGAATCACAGCGCCATAGCTAGATAGTGAATCCAACATGATGCGGATATCGCGCTTCCGTTGCTCTTTCCGCTTCGCCGCTTCAATCTCGCGCTTGAGGCTTCGCACCTTCACTGCACACGCTGCACGAAGCCAATGAGGCTTGCACTTCACCTGATACTTCAAGCAGCGTACCGCACGGCCTTTGTGGAATCCCAAGAATCGGCCCTCACGCTTGTTTCTGCTCACGATCCCTCCTTATTCGCCGGCGCTGCGGGCAAAGGCATCCAGTGGGTCGGCTTCCAGTTTGGCGGGCTCCAATCTTCGCCAGGCGAACACCAGTTCCGCATTACCTCATCCCAGAAAATGACGCCTCGTTCTGGCGTTCCATGTTGTGCAGCGATAATCTCAGTGCCATCCTTCGGCGCGCTCTCAATCGGCAACCATCCCGGCACTACAACGTGCCCATCTGGGATGGCTCGGGAGATGAGGGCGCGGGCGAATCGGTGAGCGATTGAGGGAATGCAATCTTCTCCTGATTCTTTACTCCAAATATCGTCAATCTCTTGGTCGGTCATGATGGTGTCCTTAATACAGGTCTTCGCTGAACAGCAGATAGTCGGGGTTCGTCTTTGGGCGGTAGCGTGCAACCTGGCCCGCGCTGATCGCTACTTGCAACGCTTCGCGCCGATCCATGAACGCGCCATGCTGATCCACGAAGCCCTGTTCCCAATCAGCAGGTGATGGCGGTAACGATGGCAAGCGCTTGATCTGCGCATGCATCAGGCCGTCAAAATGGCGTGCGCCCAGCACGATCACATCGCCCCATTTGTTTGCCGCGCAAACTACGATTCGTGGCATCATCTCTTCCCCCACTGGCACTTACCCGAAGAATGCCCTGTCATGCCGCAAAAGCAGCAAACAGGCTGCTCTGCGCGTTGGATGGCGGTGGTAGGGGTCATGGCTTGTGCTCCCTGGCTAAGATTGAACAGATACAGCCAAAGCCATCGTTATGCGGGCAGCATGTCGGATCGCCAGTGCAATCCTTCGGCTGTACTTCCTCTGCTGGCTGGGCGCGAGTACGCCAGTAGCAAACATCGCACAGGTGAAGGTCAACTCCAGGATCGCGGCCATTGGCATGCGGATTGATAGCGCTGCTGCCGCATTCGGTGCATGTGCTCACGATTTCCCTCCTTCTTCTGCTGGCCCATCGTCTTTGAAATAGCCCTTGGCCCACAGCATCCCGCAAGTAGTCAATTCCTGGACGAAGCTATAAAGAATTACCAGCACCGTGACCCACCACGGCAAGTCAAAATCCTTCAGTAGCAATACGATTGCCACCGTGGCAGTCATCGATATCATGAAAAACGGGAGTGCTTTCATGCATTGTCTCCTTCTTCTGCTGGCTGGCAGAGTGCGGCGCGGGCGGGCAGATGCTTGTCGATGAAGGTGCGGATGTCGCTCAGGTCGCCATCGCCACCACGCGAAAGCACGTGGTTTGCATAGTCATGCCGCTGGCCTCCCCATGCGTGGCTCACCCACTCTAGGCGCTCCGCATCCCGCTCATCCGCCACCGGCTGCGCCACCGCTGGAGTAGCAGTCTGATTCCGCGACAGCCGTGCATTCAGGTCGAACAGGGCCGCCGATGGGTTGGCCGCATAGAACGCGACCGCTGCTTGCTGATCCTCGGACGGCTGCGCCACCGCTGGCGAGGCAGAACGGCGCGGCGTCTTCCAAGCCAAGTCACGCAGCTTGTTCATCGAGGCGCGCATCGACGTGTCCGGGTCGTCATCATCGACAGGCAGGTTGACGCAGTTGGCATGATCCAGCCAGGTGCAGGCCTCGATGGCGGCGGCGCGCAAAGCGTCAAATTCGGCATCGGTCGGCACCGGCCCTGCTGGTAGCGCGAGCTGGGAGGCGCGCACATCATCCAGCAGCACCAGCGCGCGCGACCGTGCAAGCTTGTTCTCTTCCTCGGAGAGATAGAAGCCTAGTTCTGGCTCATCTGGAAAATCAACAAGCCATGCCTTGGTTTCCGGCAGCGCCTTCCCTTGCGGCTCCAGTGCGCGCTCTGCTAGGGAGTACTGTTCCTGCACCAGCGCTCGGAACGTTTCAACAGCGCCGTCAATGTCGTCAGACCCGCGCGCTGCAATACGCATCAGTTCGCAAAGCTTCTCGGTTGTCATTGTCATTGTTGGCTCCTTATTCGCTTTCATTACGGATTGGGGTGCCCCAAAAATTATGCGGAGGAACGACGCTGCTGCGCGCGCTGTTGATGGCTTCAGTAGCTTTCTTGTCGGCAGCCTTCAAAATGTCGTGGGCCTCATGGAATTCGTTCGTTTCGCGGAGAGCTTTGCGGATTGATGTTCTGGCAGCCTTGAGGGCTTTCAAAAGAGATTGCTCACTCATGATTACCCTCCCCTTGCGCGGCGATGGCTGCGAGCTTCATCAGGAAGTTGCGCACCGTCCGATATTCGTTGTTGCGGTAACTGCCATCGGCATAGATGCGAGGATCTTTCAGGTTGTGGCCGTCAATTCGGATGTAGTCCTTGCAGCCCTGTTCCGTGAAGCACGCAGTAACGAACTGCCATTCTTCCGAATAGCCGGTGCGCGTCCATCCATCGGGCTCGCGGCGTGATTTCTTGTACTGCTTTTCCAGGAACTCATGCTCTTCCGGTGTGGCCATGCCATCCGAATCGAACCAGCCTATTTTGTTGGCGTACTCGGGGTCGATCCCGACGATGAGGCGCTTTTGCTCAACGATAAACAGCGGTTGGTCTGTGCAACGGTTATCCTGCGTGAGCAGGTTGCACCCGATGGCGATCAAATCAGCCCGTTCTTCCTCCAGCCCTGCTGCGCGCCCTTGGGTGACTGCATGCCCCATGATCGCGCTGACCATGGCCAGCATGTTTTCTTCCTGCGCGTCTTCCGCAAACTTGTCCAGTGCTTCGCGCACCTCCGGTATGTCGCAGATGCGCTGCGCTACGGGCCAGGCGATGGGGTTCATTTCTTTTCCTTTGCAACAAGTGCCTTTTTGTCGATGCAGATCATGTCGCCATTGGACTTCACCATTGCGCCGCCGTTTTGCTCGCACTCTTTGATTTCCGGGCGGCTGAATGCCAGATAGATCACGAGGAAAATCAGGCCGATGATGACCCCGCCGAACATGAAGCCATCAAACACATCATCCGAATCAATCATTTCTTCACCTCTCCAATCTTAATAGCCGCCACCTTTGCGGCGATGTCCTGCGGCAGTCCCAGCGCAAGCACGCGCTCGCGCATGATGTCCGCACCTTGCTGCAGGCCGATATTCAGGCCTTCACGATGTGCCTGCAGAATCTTCTTTGCTTCTGTTGCCATGGGGCTCCTGAATTCTTTGGCAGACCATTTCCGGCCGTCTGCTAGGGCGAAGCCAGCGGGGGACTGGCACGGGGGATTACGGCGCACTCCTTTCGGTGTAAGCAAGATACGGCTTGCGGATCAGGTCATGGCAGCGTTTTTGCGCCACCGGGTTGGTGTCTACCTCGGCGCGGCTTTCAACGTCGCACAGGGCTCGTACAACACGCGTGGCCGTATGCTCGTCGGGCACGCGCAGGAACTGCTGGAACTGCTCTTCGCGGCAGCGGAGGGCGAGCCATTGGCTCAGGCGCATACATCCTCCCGCAGCTTGCGCTCGCACTCGTCCACGAGAGCCTTGAACTCCAGCAGATCAGCTTCCAGCGCCTCGATGTAGGCCTCGTCACGCTCCACGCGGCGGCGCCACAGCTGCTTGCCGATGGGCGCCAGCGCCGGGCAGTACATGCAGAAGTCCCACCACTTGCGGCCCGTCAGCCACAGGCAGCCCTGCACCTGGTCGGTGTATTTGCTCCAGTCGTCGCCGAACCAGATGCGGCGGATTTCCTCGGGCGAGATCAGGCACTTGTACTCAGCACCGCCATCCTCCCCGATCAGGCCGTCAGCGCTGCCACCGAACAGGCGGTCATCGGTGGCAACGAAGCCGCAGGGATCGACCAGCAGGCCGGTCTGTACCTCGTGTTCCATGCGCGCCTCGGGCTCCATCTCATGGCCGCGCCGCATGGCATAAGTCTCGAAGCCTTCATCCAGCGGAGCGCCGCTGATGCGCTCGACGGCGAGGCGGAACGCGTAATCCTTTGCCGCGTCGGAGTAGTCGCCAACCTTCTCACCGTCCAGAGCACGTTGAACAGCTTCAGCCCTTGGCGCAGCCTTGTAGCCTGCAAGTTCCAAGGCCATCGGCATCGCCTTGCCGGCACGAATGGCGTTCACATATGCCTGCTGCCGCTCATCCAGGCAATTCACCTTCGTGCGCGCCACGCGGAACATGCTGGCGGTGATGACGCCCGCACGCGCTGCATGCCATTCCTGTGTGCCTTGTTCGCAGTTGTAGATCAGCATGGCCAGCTCACTGCGGGACGTTTCGATCATCGTCGCCGGCCTGCTGCTGGGCGCCGCGATCCAGACCGGCCAAGAATTCAGCGTCAGGAGCTTGCGGCCGAGCTTCGCCAGCACGCGGTGTGCCGGTATCGCCGTTCTCGATCACAGTGCTTTCACGCAGGCTCGCACGATGGCGCGAGATTTCTTCCTTGAGGCGCTTGTGGTCCGTCGGCTGCTTCGCAAGGCGTGCATTGTTGGCTCTCCAGTAAGCAAGCGCTTCCTCGTCGCTCTTAGTAGCCAATGCCTCGGCGATCATCGGGGCAACATCAACGAAGTCATCAGGCTGATCGCCATTGACGATGCCCTTATCCTGCTGGTCCAGTTGCTCCATGGCGCGGTCCATGCGGTCGGTTTTCGGCCAGCTCTTGTAAGCGCGGCGGATGACGGTCTTTTTCATCATTTCGCCTTCGTCGGTCGCCCATGGCGTGCTCTTGATTTTCTTGCCGACATAGGCCTTCCAGCCATCCGACCGAGCACGAATGCTGTACAGCTCTTCCAGGTCCATCATGGTAGTCAGGTAGTCACCGTTGTGCAGCTTGGCCGTGACGTATGCGCCAATGATGTCGCCACGATTGGTGCCAAATGGCTCGAATTCGTGAATCGGTTGCTTGTCCATGCCAACCAGGCGGAAAACATCGTTGCTGCGCACCAGATGAGCTTGAGCCCACAGCACAGAGCCAGAGGAAACTGCTATATCGGTCAGTCCGATGTAGCTGATATCCAAACAGATTTGCTGATCACGCGGCACCAGATAGGCTTGCTTGCGCGCCGGGTTCAAGCTGATGCCGATGGCGGCAATGTTGGTCACCGCATTGATCACGGATTGGCGATTCTTCGCCGCGACCGACATGGAAAAATCGGTGCGCTGCAGCTGTTGGATGGCGAACCCTGCCTCGCGCTCGAAGTTGATCGAACGATCTACCAAAACGCGGCTGAAATCCTCGCGCGCTTCTTGGATGGCTCCGGTAACGATGGCTAAAACGTTGCTCATTTCTTCTCCAAATGTTGAACAGGCTGGCCGAACTCGGCAGCCGGGGATTTGTTGATGATTCGGCGCTTCATCTGCAGTTCAGCCGCGCGCTGGGCGCTGTCGTCTGCTGCGGTCATCAGAACCTGCACGCCGAAGCACAGGCAGAGCAGGGCGGCGGGAATGGCGGTTTTCATTCAAGCCTGCCTTCTGGCCAGATTGCGCCACCGTGCATTTCCAGCATCCGCTCAACCAACTCGACAGGAACATAGCCGTAGACCGTATCTGTTGGCCGATCACGTTCTTCGGCATACTCCAAAATAAAATCAGGAGGAACATGCGATGGGAAACCGAGCTCAACTTCATACCAGGTGGCTATGTTTGTGCGCGGATTACAGTACGCACCGCGATTAGCCTGAATGGAAACGCTGAACCCGCTTTCACATTCAACACGCCTCGAAATCAGGAACCCCGAATAGACCAGATCGAAATCATTTACATCACGCTGGCTCAGCAGATATTCGACAAGATTCATGCCGCCCTCCAGCAAGCCGCCGGCCGCGCCGACGTGGGTTTCATCGTGGTCAGTGGCGAGTTCATTGCTTCGGCCACCAGCAGCAGGAGCAGCACCGCCAGCACTGCAGCGATCACCGCTGAAATCAGGATGTCGAGAAGGCGCTTCATGCGACCCCCAGCAGGTGCAGGATGAACTCAGTGCCGGCCGTCATCAGCCAGTCGCACGTCGAGTAGATCGCCAGCGCGCCAGCGATGTAGAGGGACTGGAGCATCATTGCGGGGCTCCTTCCGCAGTACGGTTTTCCCATTGACTCGGGTCGGTGTGGAAATCCTCGATGTAATGGAATTTCCCGGTCGAGTCTTTGAAGCCAGAGCAGCGGTTAATATGGCGCACATCCAAAAGTCCACAGACATCAATTCGGTACAAGCCGGTTTGCACATCAATGTCATAGACTGGATAGCCGTCATCCCATAGCGGTAGCGGGAGGCTGTTGATATAGTCCATGTCCAGAAGATCGGCGCTCATTGCGGGGCTCCTGCGGCGGCGAGCGGCGCAACTTGCTTGGCCAGCTCGGCTGCCTCGCTCAGGTCCATGTGCATCATCGTCCAGTCGCGGTCAGCGCGGTTCAGCACTGCGTGCTGCACCAGCTCTGCGATACGCACCAGCGCATCATGGCTGTTCACGCAACGGACGATGTGCGCAGTGTTGGCGGCTGCTTCTGGATTGCCAGCAGATTCCGTCAGCAAAAAACCAGTGACTTCCACGCGATCACGCAAGCCGTAGAACTCGCCCCTGTCTTGGCAAACCTCGCCGTATGCGTTGACGCCCCACGGCGTCGGAGTGTGCTTGTTCATGTTCTTTCCCTTGGTTGGCAGATGGGCGGTTAGGCGGTTGCTTCGAAAGAGCAAAAGCTGATGCGAACCGTTACTTCCTCGCCTTGCTCACGTTCGTTCTCAGGAAGCATTGCGCCTGCTTTTCCTGCCAGAATTACGCCGCTGGCAAACGTGTCATTCACGTCTGTAACTGTCATTTGGAAGCGTCCCTTGCGGCTGCTCACTACGTTGTAGGTTTTTCCTACTTCTGGCTTATTCATATTCCTATCTCTATGCGTGGTGGTGGTCAGGCGGGAACAACCGCCGTAATGCGCACTGAGGTAAGGTCGTAAAATCCGCAGTAGCTTTCCGCCAAATCTTCAGCGTCCGTGACGGATTCGGCTTCAACTTCAACGAAGTCGCAATCCAGCAATTCAGCGCACTCAAAGAAAACGTTGTACTTTTGCTTGCTCATCTCAATTCCCCTGTGATTGGTGGTCAGATACCGGCGTACTCGTGCTCATCCCGCTCGCGCTCGAGCTGCATTTCGCGAGCCTCTTCGCGGCGCTCAGCGGAATACTGCTTGCCAATGCCAGCAGCGCGCATCTCGCGGTTGAAGTTGTCCAGCAGGCGCTGGCTCAGTGCGTCGGTGAGGTCGACAACCTGGCCGCCGACGTTGATGGCGATGGCCTCGGCTTCGAATTCTTCGGAGTAGCTGCAGAAGGTGCCGTACAGCTCGACCGGCAGATCGCCCACGCTGGCGACGTAGGGGATCAGGATCAGGCCATCGGGAACGGCGGGGAATTTGGCAGGAATCGACATCGCTTTTTCTCCATCGGTTGTTTGCTGCGATGGAGTTACTTTAGCAAACACTAAACCTGCTTGTAAAGTAAAGACTAAACGACGATTAGCATTTATTGGAATAAGTAAATGCTTAACCGATGCGATGTGGTTATATGGACGAAAAAAAACCGCCGGGCGGCGGTTTGATAGGGATTATTTGCGTTCTGGGCCCCAGATGGCCACGGCGACCAATATTGCCAAGCCGGAGAAGTATCCAACGACGGCCCTCAATGAGGTGTAGTCGCCAGAAGAGATCATCCAGCCGACCAATACAAGAGCCCATACCCACCAAGGAATCTTTCTCATTACCGACTCACGCAGTTGACCTGGTTGCCGATGGTCGTGCAGCTCGTGGTGCTGGCGGCTGGCGCGGGCATCGGGACCATGTAGGGCGCTGGCATCGGCGCGGGCGCGGGTTTGTTCAGCTGGCTCTGCAGTTGCATCAGCAGGACTTGGCGCTTCTTTTCGTTCTCCTGATTCTGTCGTTCTGCGTAAAGTTGACGAAGCTGCTCGAAGGCAGATTCAACTTGCTGCGACTCGTACAGCCTTTCTCGGCTGTATTGCGCGTATGAGAGCTTGCCGGCATAGAAGTTTGAATAAAGCAGCTTCTGCCGGTCCATCGCCATTTTTGCAACTTGAAATTGCTCCGGCTGCATTGTCTCTTTGAGTGAGGTCGTATGCGTGATAAAGCACCTTGACCGTTTATCCGACCATTCTGCAAGAAGGTCTTTTTCTGTCTGAGTGGGGTAGCTGCCATTTGCCATGAGAGCAGTGGGGATTTCTTCAACCTTCCCAATCAGTCCCTTGTCTCGCAAAGGGGAAAATTGCGAGAGCGCGTTGACCCGCCCAGTGCACCCAGTATAGTTCTCAATAGACACCTTCAGCGGGTCAGGGGTCGAGCACCCCGAGAAAGCACCGGCAATCAGCGCTGCAACCAGAATCCGTTTCATCACCCCTCCCGTTCAAATGTTTTCGCTTTGCTTGTAGACAATTTTCCCAATGATGATGCAGGCCTCACCACGGCATAGCTTCTTCGGGAAGCGGCGCTGGTCTTGGTTGTCTGACATAAGCCACCACTCGCCGTTGTCGCGTACCAGGCGCTTCACGACGTCTTCCCCCTCATAGTTCACCGCATAGACGTGGCCATCCTTGATTGCCTTGTCGGCATGGTTGATCACCACCACGTCGCCGGCGTAGAGCGCGGGCTCCATGCTGTCGCCGCGCACGCGGATTGCTATGAGCTTGTCGGGGTCGTATCCGTTCTTGTCCAGCCATTCCTTGCGGAAAGTAATCGGATTTCCGTCTTCCTCTTCCTGCTCGATCCCAAAGCCGGAAATGCCGGCCGAAAGTTTCAATCGCACCTTCCGTATCTCCACAAAGCTCGGGTCGTCTGGATCGCGCGCGATGATCTTGATGCGCTGCTGCGTCCCGAACTCCCCCCCAGGCGTGTCCAAAAATTGGTGCGCCATCCCATAGTCCTGCTCTAAGCGGCGCGCGGCTTTCTCCCCGAACGAGGATCCACCATTTATTAATTGCGAGAAATAGCTCTTCTCTTTCGCTGGCGTGCCGTATTTCTCGACCCAGCGGCGAAGGTTTTCTCGTCGCGTCTGTACTTTATCCATGTGGCGGAGTTTATAGATTTCTAAATTAGTATTCACTTGACGCGGCGGTTAGTGAACACTAAACTGAGTCATCCGATGAACCTTTTGACTCAGCCCATGGACCT